AAACCATTTACGAAAAGAGTTAGATTATCTAGTAAAAAATCATCTATTGTATTTGAAAAAATAATAGGAAAAGTATTAGTAGATTTCAACTAATCTATATTATCTATCGACGACAAAGTCGTGACAAGCGTAGCGGCATTATAAATTAAATCAAAAAATAAAATTGATTTGACTTATATAATCTTCTACCAACTATATAAAACAATGTCGGGCTTAAATAATGCTATTACAGATATTCTTAATCAAACACCTAGGCAACTGATTGAAAACATTCAAATGAATGCAGTAACTAATTCTGCTAATATTATTCTTAGAAATTTTAAAAGAGAAGATGTTAAATTTATGGAAAAACAACAACAATTATTATTAAATGGTAAATCTATGTATGAACGAAGTAGAAATAGTAGAATGAAGAATAAATTACAAGCAAAAATACAAGCAAAATTATTTTAATAGAATAAGTTTATTATTACATATATTTTTTACACATTTATATATATAAAAAATATATATAAAATCATTAAATCTTAAAAGTATCTTAGGATTCTCTTTCTTCATGTACTTTCTAATTTTTCTCATTTTATATATATATTTTATATATATAAATATGTAATAAATATATATAATATTAAACATCTTATATAATTCTTATTCTAGCCTATAACTATATCATTTTTGATATAGTTATAGGCTTATTCTACGCCAATTTTGCGTACTTTAGTATCTAATCAAAGAAGTTTATAATTACATATATTTTTTATACATTTATATATATAAAAAATATATATAAAATCATTAAATCTTAAAAGTATCTTAGGATCCTCTTTCTTCATGTACTTTCTATTTTTTCTTATTTTATATATATTTTTTATACATTTAAATATATAAAAAATATATGTAAATTGATTTAAAGATTAATATCGTCTTATATACAAGATGACAACAATCAATAAAAAACAAAGAGTTATTTATGCTAAAACTGCTTATGCTAAAACTAGAGAGAATAAAGATTTATGTGCTTATTGTAATATTTTAGTTATTACAGTTAATAAAAAAAATCACGAATTAACTACTAAACATATTAATAATGTAAAAAATGGTAAATTTGATTTTCATAAATCTATTACTAATCTAATGAATGATATATTAAAAAATAGTTCTACAACTAAATTATTAGAATTACATGGTTTATTACAAGCTGAATTATTTGATAAAGAAGGATTTGAAATAGAGGAAGAAATGATTTTTGATATTCCTAAAACAGATACAAAAGAAGAAATAATATTTTGCGATCAAGAAATTCCCGCTATGATTTTTGATTTACGAGAACTAAATGATAATGCAAGTTATAATGCTACTGAAATAGAAAAGATTGATAAAGAAATAGATGAATTAGCCATAGAAACCTATCCAAGTTTAAAAATTAAATTATTATCTATGTTTCGTAAAATAAATAATATGCCTGAACTATTAAAAAAGAAACAAATAGAATTAAGAGATAAAGAGCTAAAAGAACTAGAAAAACGAAATAAAGAAGAACAAGAAAAATATAAACCTGAGAGAAAAATTATTAAAGAAATTAGAGATAATATTACAATTCCTAAAATAATAATAGAAGAATGTTTAAGCGAAATAAGTGAAATGAATCATACAGTTAATTCTAATGATGAAGAATATGATAGTGATGTAAGTGATGATGATATAAATCATATTCTTATTCAAGAATCTTTAAGATTTTATAATTTATATGATAGTAGAACTCGTATATCTCTATTACAAAAAGAATTAGAAAATTGTTTATATTGTGATGAATATCAATTAATGAAAAATAGATTAGAACAAAAAAGTGCTAATATGTTAATAGGTAAAGAAGAAATGAGTGAAATCTATTGTTGTATCAAAGGCTATAAAATATCTAATGGTATATGTTAATATTATTATTATATATATTTATTACATATTTAAATGTATAAAAAATATATATAAAATGAGAAAAAATAGAAAGTACATGAAGAAAGAGGATCCTAAGATACTTTTAAGATTTAATGAATTTATATATATTTTTTACATATTTAAATGTATAAAAAATATATATAATAATAAACTTATCCTATTTATAATTCTAGTAGTATATGTTAATATTATTATTATATATATTTATTACATATTTAAATGTATAAAAAATATATATAAAATGAGAAAAAATAGAAAGTACATGAAGAAAGAGAATCCTAAGATACTTTTAAGATTTAATGAATTTATATATATTTTTTACATATTTAAATGTATAAAAAATATATATAATAATAACCTTCTCATATGCCTTTTATGAAACTATTTTCAATAGGTTTAATATAATTTTTCCATTCTAGTGTATTTAAATCTTCTTCAATAGCTGAAAATTTAAATGATGTTTTAACCATATCATCAATTTCTTTAGAATGTTTATTTTTATGTGAGTAGATGATCAAAGAATACCTACGACCCTGAAAGGGTTGGGTTTCATGTTCATATTTAGATCCATTGAATTCAATCAAACAATCTTTACATTGATATAGTTTAGGTTCGGGGTTGTAGATAACTAAACCGCCTCCAGTAAAATCGCCTAAACATGTAAAAAGACTAGAAGTATCATTATGTTTATCTAGATGTTTAACCATACAAACATCTCTATTAACGGTTATCACTTTATAATTTGTATCAGGTGCAATTTTAGCAACAAATTGCTTTAATAATTCATATGTTTTAGGATGTTTAGCGTTTGCTTTGTATTCTCCATAACCATGATGTCTTCTATAGCCTTCTCCAAAATTAATAACTTTGCCCATTTTTCTATATTCATCAACCATTCTATGTGGTATTTTACACTGAGCCATATAAATGCTATCTAAAGAATCAATCAATTGATTTTTTAATTCTAAGTATTCTATTGTGATGTTGATTTTAGTATGTAAAATATCCATTTATAATAACCTAGAAAATAATATAAGTAATATTATAAAATGAGACATTCACATATTATAGCAAAACCTCCTGGTAGAAAAACATGGTTACCGTTTGTATATGAACCTACTCCAACACACGTTCAAAATTATAATCCTCTTACGTATGATCGAACAGAAAAAGAGTATCATCTATCAAATACTGGACAATTTATAGGACATGATATTCATCCTGAGAAAAAATATTCATATGGACGTGCTTTAGAAAATCTACAATATAATTTCGGTAAAGGTAGGGGTGATTTTGTTCATTCACAAAAAGATTTTATAATTCCGCAAGGAAGAACATTAGAACAAGTAAATCAATTAGATTATAGTAATTATTACAATTGTAGAAAATAATATCTCAATATAGTATATATAAATGGCTACTCACTTTACGCAAGTTAATCAAGAAGTTCATAACTATATGACGCAAGACGTGCCTCATTCATTACATGGAAACAATAGTGCACAATCAATTAAGGCTCGAAATAGAATTTTTCAACTCTCAAGTACATCACAATCTCAAACCTCGGGCGGGCTCATTTTATTTAATATTCCATGTAGTAATTATAGTATAACTCGTGGTAGCATGGCTATACGTATGCGTGTTACGATTACTGGTACTGCTTTAGGTGCTGTTGCTGATGCGGCTCATGCGTTTGGATTTTCGGGTCCTGGTCTTCTTGTCGCTGCTGGTCTTAGTACTGTTCCCCCTTTAGGTTCTGGTTACTCTGTTTTTTCACGTGCTACACTCTATGGTGCTAATAGTGCCGTAATTGAAGCATGTAACTACTTAAACGACAACGAGACGCTAATGTTAGCTCATAATTCTAATGCTTCGTGGTTAGCAACGGATGCTAATGTAAATATGGGCGTAGGTGCTGTTTTTTCTACTAATGCCGCTTTTACGTCTGCTCAAATAGATTTAGTTTTACCTCTACCATTATCTTTTTTTAATTCTTCTACGATCGATGCACCTATGTATTTATTAAGTGCTCCATTAACTCTACAATTAGATCTATCTAGTGTAGCAAGGGCTATATTTTCTGGGGGTACTGCTGTAATTACTGATTATACGGTATCGCAAACTTATCTAGTTTTTCAGGCTGTAGAATTACCAAATGCGTTCATAGAAGCCCAACGTATGGCTGTGAAATCTTCCCCGTTTGTTATGAATCTCTTAAACTCTATGAGTGTTCAAGTGCCTGCTAGTATTATGTCATCCTATTCTCTAGGATTAAATGCGTCTTCTGTACGTGCGTGTTTTGTTCTACCGTCTAATGTTTCTGCCTATGCTACTAATACTCAATTACAATATGTTCGTGATACTACTGAAGCTGGATTTACTGGTGCTGGTACTAATGCTATATTATTTGTAGATGGTAATCAAGTAAATAGTGCTATCTATGATACGCCTGCTATGGTCTTTTCTCAATTAAAACAAGCTCTACATCACAACCAACAAGGTGGTATGATTTATCCATCTATATGCAATAAAGCTACGTTTTTGGCTAATTACTATGCTATTGGCTTTGACCTTACGAATTTTTCGGATGAAAGTACAATATTTTCGGGTACCCCATGTACTACGCTGAATCTTCAATTAACTGGTTATGGTAGTGGCGGGGCTTCTAATAATCTATATACGATTATAGTGCTTTATGATGTTCTTATTGCGATCGAGGAAAACGGAACAATTCAGGTGAAGAGATAGAATTCTTAATATTATTTTTAAAAAATATTAATAATTATTTAATTTGTTTAACATTACCAAATTGTGCCTGCACGTCCATAGGTATAATTTCTAAGGTAAGAATTAAATAAGCAAAACCGCTAGATAGCCATGATGCTGTTTTATCAATATTATACGGCGGATTTACTCCTCCTGCAGCAACTGTAGCATTAATATTCTGACCAAATTGTTGAATAGATAGTTCAATATCTAATAAACCGCCTATAGAATTCATATAGAATTCACGCTTACCTGATAAATCTGCCATGCAATTATTAACAATGGTAGAAAAGTTTAATGTTTTAGAACCTCCATAAGGAAATTCAAAACGACTAGAACCTATAGTAATTACCTGCGGATTATCAACATAACTAGTAACATTGACTAATCCTGCACTAATATGAAACCCATCTACTTTAACTTTATATTTACCTGCGTATAAATTAACTTGTCTTAATAATCTAGGTTTAATAGAATAACTAGCGTCTCCTGCCCCTACTGCTTGGATTGTGGTGCCGTTAGTAGTTACTCCTGCTGTAATAATATCATCGTATGTAATATATAACTGTATAATAGTCATTTATTTAACATTAGAAATTAATTTTATCAAATTTTCTAAAAAATGTAGGTTTAGTACCTACTAGATTGACTGTTAAAAAAGGATGTTCATGTTCATCTTGAAAAGCAATATCAAAAATATCGTCTGGTATGCTCCAATCATCCATTAAAGCCTCTCTTTCTTTTAAATTACCCATAGGAAAAATATATAATAAATCTGCTTGTTTTCTAATATTAGGTGCTATAGATTTATAAGATTGTGTTATAACAATAATAGATAAATTATAATGTCTATGATTAAAAAATAAATTAGTAATAATATTTTTTTTAAATGATCTAGGTAAATCACTAACTACATCATCTAAGATTAATAAATTATATATTATAGGTAATTTTTTACCTAATTTTTCTTCTTTTTTCTTTTGTTGATTTAACTCCATTTTAATAAAGTCTAGAATAGATTTAACATTTGGCTCATTAAGTTCGCTATAATATTTATCTTCTTTGTCTAGTTCATCTCTTAATTCTTTAGTTTTATCTTCTTTACTAGGTGAGATTAAAAAGATATTTCCAAAATATCCTTTAAACAAATTAGAAGATCCTAATAAAGATAACCATAAACTAGTTTTACCTGTTCGTTTTTTTCCTGAAAGAATCATAATCGAGCCTTTCGTATTTTTTAATATCGGGTCTTCTTTACTCACATCATCTTTATCAAATGATTTAAAAGCGTTAGATAATTTATTTTTAATGATAGACATCTTTATTTAACCTTATATAATTTTCTCTCTTTGTGTGTCTCTTTGTGTGTTTCTAGTATCTTCAATTG